TTTGATGGAGCTATCTATCGCATCTTGGCTAATTTGAAAGAGAACTTAACTGGCGAGACAGCTGTATTGGCTGGCAATACCGAACTGGCAACAGGAGAGAACGTAGAGTCTGCTATGTACACCATGTGGCAAAAATGTCCTTACCAGATCAGAAAGAACAATCTGGTTTACATCATGGACTGGGCTTCTTGGGACTTGTACGATCAATACGTTACTTCCAAGCAATTCAAATACAATGATAATACCCAAGTCAACAAGTACATGTTCAAGGGCAAGAGAATCGTTCCTATCGTTGGTATTCCAGAGAGCACGATCGTTCTTGGTAATTTCAGTACTGGAATGGATTCTAACTTATGGATGGGTGTTGATTATGCGAACGATACCGATGTATTGAAAATTGATCGCTTACAAGCCAATTCCGAGCTATACTTCTTCCAGATGAGAATGAAGATGGATGTGAACATTGTACGTCCAGCGGAGATCGTAGTTTGGACAGCGTATAAACTGGCAGCGAAAGCATAAGACTGAACGATAACCAAAACCGATAAGGGGCGAGGCCAAGTCTCGCTCCTTTTTTTATATACATAAATATGGCAAGAATCAAGAAAGAAGCAGAAGAGAGCCTTAATGAATCTCTACAAGCCACAATTACAGAAGAAACGTCTACTAAACTAAATGACGATAAAACTGAAGGAGTAGAAGAGATCTCTCAAGAATCAAATCCACAGACCATTCCAGATAATATCGACAGGGTATTAAAGATGTACGCTGGATACGATGAACTTTATATCGACAAAAAGGGTGGGGCTTACACAAGTCAATATCCGAATACTCATTTATATCAAAACCCCTATCATAAAAAATAAAACATGGCAATAGGAACAGTATCTTTCATAAGAAAAGACGGCAATCTTACACCTACGGCGATTGGTAACGACCATATCAGCGGATTGATCTTTGATATCCCTGCCGAGACACAGATGCCCTCTAACGTAAAAATCGGGGACGTTATCCAGTTGTTCTCCATTAACGAGGCTGTAACATTAGGTATTACCGAATTTGAAAAAGACAAATCAAACTTTTTCTATGGTATTCCTTATTTTCACATCTCAGAGTTTTTCCGTATGAAATCAGGTGGATCATTGTATGTAATGTTCGCCGATTGCTCAAAAAACTGGAACGCAATCAAGACTATCCAGTCTGTCGCTAAAGGAGACATTAAACAACTAGGAATCTGGACATCGCAAAATATTTGGTCTGTAGCATCCAGCTCAGAGGAAGATTATTCACTAAACCTAGTGGCCGATATCAACACAATCGCAGAAGAACTAGCGAGCGAGCACCGTCCGTTATCAATATTATTGACAGCCAACTCCACATCCGCAGATTCCACGGGATCTATCAAGACCATTGATTTGGTAAAGATCCCATCTTGTATAGGGGATTTTCCACGTGTAACCGCATTACTGGGACAAGGTAAATCAGACCTGCTAAGACAGATGCAAATCGAGAATCCGAAACATTCCTCTATCGGTTGTGTCGGGGCGGCTTTAGGTTGCGTGGCAGAGGCAAAGGTATGTGAGTCTATCGCTTGGGTAAACCAATTCAACTTGACTTCCAAGCATATGAGCGATATCGAGTTTGGGTTTGGCAATATTGAGCTTAATGATACCGGAGATGATTTTATCAGTATGTTGCAATTCGAGGCATTAGCTCCAGCGCAAATTGACGAGATCGAGGAAAAAGGATATGTCTTCCCGATCAAATACGCAGGAAGAGCGAATGGTACTTATTTCTCAAAAGACAGGACTTGCTCCAATGGCGATTATAGGACCATTGCCAGAAACAGGACTATCGACAAATCAAGGCGTGCGATTAGAAACGCCCTCCTTCCCTATTTGAACTCACCAGTATTAGTAAATCCTAAAACTGGATATTTAGCAGAGATCGAGATCAAGAAATACCAGAATGTTGTCAAGAACATCCTAAGCACGATGGAAGGTAATAACGAGATCTCCGGATATAGCGTATTGGTCTCTTCCAATCAAAACATTCTATTGACCGATACATTAAAGATAACATACGCAATCGTTCCAGTAGGCGTGACATCAAAGATCATCGTAGAAGAAGGATTCGCTTTAACTAACGCTTAAAAACAACACATATGGCAGATAGTACTACGACACTTATTAATGGCCGTGCTTATGATTGGTCCATGATCGAGGTCAATTTCGGGTTCGCCTCATCGTCCGAGGCGATCTATGGAATCAAGGCCGTAAAATGGGAAAGGAAAAGAAAAGTAGAAAGCAACTATGGTATCGGTTCCCAACCAATCTCACGAGGTTACGGCAATTGGACATACACAGCCTCCATCGAGCTTGATTACGCCACGCAGGTAATGTTCCAAGAAGCTTCTCCGGATGGTACGTTGATGGGACTTGGAGAGTTTGATTTGATCGTTCATTTCGCACATCCAGATGACGGACGAACAGTGACAACCACCTTACAGAAGTGTATCTTCTCTGAGGATGGTATGGAAGCAAAACAAGATGACACGGATCTTTCTAAGGAATTCGATCTTAATCCGGGAGGAATCGATCCTAGAACTTAAATGAAAAGGGGGTAGCAAAAGTTACCCTCCTTTTTTATTTAATATAGGAATGATATACTATTTCAATCAATAGTCAAACTCAAATCCCATTAAATATTCCAAATATTCATCTATTATTAGATAAGAATAGATACGATAATCTATTCCAAATTTATATATGGAAATTTTATCTAAACAACAATCATTTTTATGCAATGAACCTTCTACATCTATACATAATGCACTATAATTACTTTTTAAAATATCATATGATTCTCGAACTTCATGGATTGAAAACAAGTATTTAAACGAATTTTCAACCAACACATCAAACGTTTTAACACATATATCATACAAGAACGATATTTTTTTATTTTTAACATCATCATTTTCAATAAAGATATTCTTACCATATCTTAATCTATCATAAATAAAAATCAACAAAGAAAGATTATCAATCCCGTAACCATTTGAATAAAAATCACTATTATATATAACAAAATCTGGTTTTTCCAATGCCAACCGCTTTATTATCGAACTATAAAAAGGATAATCATCAGAGCTTTCACGATATCTCATGAAATTTTCATAGAGTTCTAAAATGTTAAGTAGCCTACTCATAGGGCTGGCTGACAAAGCTGTTACAATAGCTAGAATGTCTGGAAAGTTTATAAAATCCTTAATCTGTAAATCTGTAACAACTAGATCTATATAATATGCAGCTAAATATTCTTGAATTGATTTATGAGCAAATTCATAATGCAAATAACTTGTTTTAACCAACAATCCAGTATGAACCTCTATGTCGTTAATTATCTTAAACCAATCACATATTTGCATATTAAATTTTGGAGACATTTCCTCATAAACCTCATGCATTTCTTTTTCATCAAAAATAGTTTTATTAAATCTTCTAGTCAATTCAAATGCTAGATATGACAAAAAATACATTTTTTTATCTTCTGTAAAATCTGACAAAAATGTATTTCTAGTAACGATATTTTGTTTATCCCACTCTGAGACCAATAACCCTACAATTTTTCTATAAATATATTTTGGCTTTTCTGGAATCATATTTTCTCTTTGAAATATAGCACATAAATGAGCTAAAGTTAGAGGTCTCATCGCAACATCATAATAAGGGGAATCATTTATTTGGCGTATAAGCTCTCTATACTTTTTTGATCCTTTAAACCACTTCCGAATAAAGCTGTTAATCTGTTTTGTAGTTAATGGACATAGTTGGCATTTTTCTGCATTTTCTATATTAAAGCAATAATCAGCAACTCTTGAAGTTAATATTAGCCTTGATGCATCAACAGAAAGGCATAAATTCATAAAATCATTTATTACATATTTTTTTATATAAGTTGAAACAATTTCATCGTATCCATCAAAAATCACTAACAGTTTCAATTCATTTAACAGCTCATGAATCAATCTTTTTTTTAATTTTTCGATAAAAAAGGCACATATACGATACTCACTATTGAGACTTATTCCAAAAACAGAAAGTAACACATCATATAAATCAAGATTTGGTTTCGTACTGCTTTGGATATTTAACTCTCTTAATCTTATTACGATACAACGTCTTGACAAAGATGGGTATAAATCACTATCAACAGCTAGTTTTGAGCATAGAGCTTTTATTGATGTCGTTTTTCCGGCTCCGGGGTCCCCCAGTATAACTAAATGATTATCAACCTGATTTACAATTTTACTAAGTTTAATTCGTTCTTCTATATTCTTACTATATCTATTTCTTCTTATAGTATAATCCAAATCTAATTCTATATATATATCCCATAATTTTCTTGTCTTAGCCATATCATCAAAAGAAATAACATCCGACCATTTTTTTGATTTTTCACAATAATAATCAATTGATTCATTAATACTTCTTTCATTAAACCCAGTTGGTATTATTTTACAAATTTCATCACATATATCTTGACATGATATATCCTCTTGCGTTTCTTTATTTAAAATTGGAGAAATCTCACTTTTCACTAGATTAAAAACATAATCGTAAATTTTCGTAAAAGCCCAACTCGTGCTAAAATCAACCATATCCATAGTTTATTCTATTAATCAACTGTTAATATAAAAACCTTTATATAAATAGAATCAATTTAAATACCTACACTTTAGATCCATATTTAAACTCAACAACTCAAACAAAGACTATTTTTCATGTTCATATATCAGCTATTAACATTTATATCTGGATCAAAGTAACGCAACAAATATAATAAAATCCTTAGAAAAAGAATAAGTAAACATCTTTTATTTTTTGGAGGTCAAAAATAATTGAATTTAGATATAAAGTTGATATCAAACTACTCTTTCATCATTATACTATTCTTTCATAAACAACCAAACAAAGTATATATTATGGAAATGGAAGAAAGCAAAGAGCTTACATTAGCACAAGAAGAAACTATCAAGAAAACCTTAGAGGAAATCAGAAAACAAGACCCCAAGAAAAACAAAAGAGTCTATCCTATCGTAGTATTCGGTGATGAGTACGATGATAAGGAGGTGTATATCGCTTATTTTAGAGAACCTGATTTCGTTGCGTTCAGCAAGTTCGCACAATTGCAGAAGAAAGATGAGATCGCAGCCGTCCGATCATTGGCACGTGACACGTTTATCCAAGGAGATAAGGAACTGGTGGATGATGATTCTTTGTTCTTGTATGGCTTGTCCGCAAAACTGGTTAATATCATTGGTTCTCGCCAAGCCAAAGTCGCAAATTTCTCGATCGCTGGCAAGTAAAGGATGATGAGTGGCTAAGACAATATATAGCCCTCGTCCGTCATTACTTTCCCAGCGTAGATCTATCCACGATATCAGACGAAGATTTCGCATTGATCGCCAACGATGCCTTGTGGCTACATAAGCAAGTCATAGCCACATCATCTGTTAGGCTTTTTTCTTAACTACTTTATATATTCCTCTCTAGGCCCCTATCGACGTGATGTCGGTGGGGGTTTTCTTTTTTAATCAAGTCTCTACGCTTCAAGCTATTCTTTATTAAACAAAAACATAGAAATCATGACAGAAAAAGAAGAAAAACGTTTAAAGGCAAATGACTTGGCGAACTTAATGATCTACAAACTAGAGTATATTATATCAAGTATCAAAAGCTTCCGGTCACTTTCATCAATGGAAAAGTACAATGATTCATCGCTAAGAAAATTGGAACAATTATATGGCCCAGTGAATGACTTGAGAGATACTCTTACGAAAGTTTATATCAATGAATCCCCAATTGAATAACATATATGACGGAGTTAGACAAGAAACGTTTAGAAGTAAATGACATGGCTAACAGAATGACTGACATACTCAATTTTATCTTATTTTGCGTAAAAGACTCACAGATACAGCCATCGTTAGACAATACTTGCACTGAGGACATCCACAATTATCTTCGATCGATAGCCAAACCTGTCGATGAATTATATAAATCCTTCCTTAAGACACATATAGCGAGATTCAACGAAAACTAAGAAATGTTATTGCTGAAAATAGCGCATGATGTCTTTTCCATCAAAAGATAATCGTTATCATTATCTATCTCGGCGGGCCTTTTTTTATTGCCCATAAACCAGATCAAGGATTTAACAAAAGTTCTTAGATATATCATTTGAGCCAAATAAGGTTTATATTCCTTGCTATTACTCCCAATCTTATCATCTAAATCATTTGATTTGTCAACTAAGAACTTACATGCCTCCAATAGATTCATTGACTTCACCTCATCACATAAATGCTTAACGCTAAAATCTTCCATATCACTTTGATATTAAACAATGGACCAAAGATAAAGATAATAGCGATACAATACATAAACATCATCAGTTTTCAATAACCAAAACCTATAACATGGATTACAATGTCAGGTACAATATAGACATCAACGGAGCGCAAGCTTCTAAAAGTATCAGTGATTTCCAAAGCACGATTCAAAGGACCATCCCTCCCATCATAACCTCCCTAGAAACATTGAGAAAAGAGATTGGAAAAGTCAACGCTGCTTTTGTAAGTTTCAATAGAATCACTGGCACAAGACCTAAGAAGATCAAATTCAGTATTGATAATGGCATAAAGAAAGAGCTAAAAAACCTTCAATCCCAGATCAATGCGATCAAGGGAAAAACGGTAACTATCAATACCAAGGTTAGCCAAACGACCAATACCACGACCGGATCGGCGACCTCTATTCCGGGTAGGAAAAATAGAAACTATGTCCCTAAAAATGGCAACAACAGAGCTGCACGTGGCTTTGGTAGCGGGGCGAAAGGGTTATTCGGGGCTGCGGATGTCATGTACGCAGCAGGATTCCCCTATCCCAACATGATAGGCGCTGCCGCTATCGGTATGGGGACCATGAGTATAGTAAAGGATGCCGCTGAATATGAGAATATCATGACAACAGTACAGAGTATCCTTAAAGCCACAGATAAGGATACTTCCACGTTTGATCAACGGTTCTCTGATATGTCAAAGAATATCCGTAAAGTTGGTGTCGATACCAAATTTACTACAACAGAGGTTGCTGGAGCGGCTAAATATCTAGGTATGGCAGGTCTAAATATCGAGGATATCAACAACTCAATAAAGCCGATTGCTAACCTTGCGATCATTGGCGATGCTCCTCTCGATAGAATGGCAGATATCGTAACCAATATCCAGACCGCCTATGGGTTGGATAGCTCTAAAATGGGACAAATATCCGATATCCTTACTAGTGTTACCACAAGCACGAATACCAACGTACTGGAAATGGGTGAAGCCATGAAATTCGCAGCCCCCATGATGAGTATGGCCAAGATCTCTTTTAATGAAGCGACTGCCGCTATCGGAGCGCTAGGAAACGCTGGATTAAAAGGTACGGTTGCGGGTACAGCCTTACGAGCAATGATGACAAGATTATTGAATCCTACAAAAAAGGGAACTGAGGTCTTGAAAAAATATAACATCCAGTTATATGAACTAGATAAGGCAACAGGCAAGACCAAGTTAAGATCATTATTTGACATATTCTCACAACTCAAGTCCAACGATGCCAGTGTACAAGATTTAACTAAACTATTTGATAAGATCGGAGGAAACGCTGCTAATAACGTGTTCGCCGAATTGATGAAACTTCCAGAATTAATACGAAACTCGATCTACTCCGGAGGTTTAGCTGATAACATAGCTTCTAAAAAACAAGATACCATCAAGGGGAAATGGGACAAGGTAACATCACAGTTTACCGAGACAGGTATGAACGTATTTGAGGCTTATAATCCCGTCATCAAGGAAGGATTGGACGATCTAGTCTTATTATTGAAACAACCGGGGACAGCTCAAATGTTCAAAGATGTAGCTACGGGATTAATCACATTAACAAAAGCGTTGGTTGGAGTATCCACATGGATTTCCGAAAATTGGAATTGGTTGGAATATCTTATAATTGAAGGCGTGCTATTCAAGAAGATATCAAAAATCGTAGCGGCCATAGCTCCTATGGCAAAAGGTCTTTTTAATACAGCCAGAGGAGCTAGCGTATTGACAACCGCCATAGGAGGAACCGGTGGGGTTGGGTCAGCTATTGGAGGAGGGCTGTTGGCTGCTATAGGAGGAATACCCACAATAGTAATCGCTGCCGTTACCGCCTTAGCCTCTTTGGGGATAGGTGTATATGGAGCAGGGAAGACAACACAGGCGGTAAGCGAATCAATAAAAAAAGAATACGAAAACCTGCTACCTGTATTCAAGGGTAAGGATGGCGGTGGTTCCGCAAATGGAAACAATAACGTAAAAAAAATCCTTGCCGGAACGGAGTACTATGATTCTCTAGGATATAATCTTGGGACAAAGAACATGATGTTCAATGGGGAAAGTAGTATTTACCCGCAATACATAAGAGCCATGTCTGGACGGGGTGAACTTGAAGGATCGAAAATAGCCAACCAATATCTTTTGGCTTCCATTGGCATGGAGAATTTAGGGAAAGATAAGATCAAATCGATTTATGTTGATCTTATCGATGACATGAAAAACCAGAAGAAATCTTACAAATATAATTTCGGCCCATATATCAATCTCACCGACGAGGAAAAATCAAGAGGAGTAACCATATTAAACAGTGTCAACCAGCTTAACGCAGACACGGAAAGCAAGACCAAGCAATTCACGGAGGCTGTAAATAAATCCATCGATATTGGGCTTGGCTCATTAAATGAGATTATAGACCTTCAGTTAAAGGTCGCAAGCGGATTATCTGTAAGTAGCAACGAGGCTATTGGCTTCATCAAGAATTTTACAGGTTACGACTTAAGTCAAGAATTCCTAGGATATCATATAATAGCGCCATCTGGGGATATTATGTATAACGATAAGGAAGCGGCAACGACCACCATTAAATCCGCAATGACTGCGCTTAAAAACTCAGGGATGAAATCTTGGTTCTTAAATCCATTGATCTCTGCGTTAGGTAAGATTCAAGAGTTATCTGACATGTCTGAACTTCGCTCCACGAAAGATATCAGAACAGAAGGAGATATAAATGGAACTGGAAATAATGGTAGCGGTGGAAATAACGCCTATAGCGGAGTGGGCAAGACTTCCGGGACACAACCCAAGGTAATCACTATCAATATCCAGTCCCTCATTGGAAGTATAAACGTTAATTCAACCAATGGAGAGGATATGGAAACCTTTAAAGAGAAAGTAACACAAGTGATGATAGACGCAGTAAAGGATTTTGAAATATCATATAGCTAATGGAAAAACTAAGTATCATAGAATCTACGATTAAACCTGAAAATCCAACGCCAAGGATATTCGCAAGCGTAGCCAACGAGTTATCAAAAAAAACACTTCCCCCAATCAAAGTCAAAGACTACGAGAATCATGCCATAAAAAGGGTACTGGGGGAATTATACAAAGGCAAGGACCCATCATCGGTTCTTACCTATGTCCCTCAAATCAATATCATTGATCTGGCAAGAAATCCTGAAGCCTACCTTCAGAAAAAAGCGAGGATTATAGAGCGTATAGTCACATGGAGAACGAAACAAGCCGTAATGAGAATGGCTGACGAGATCGTTAACGGTTCTCCTGACTATAAACTTCAAACCAGATACGATCTCTTTGAAAGGGACAGCAATATCAAGAAACTGGTCGAAGCTAATACCCCTGTCAATTTCCTGCAAGAGAAAGGTCTGGATGGAACAACCCCTATCAGACATTACATACAGCTTCAAATAAAGGATGGTAGCGAAAATTATCAATTCTTCGATGGACACGCTGTTATCAAGTTATCCGAGCAAAAGAATATCCTTTTGACCAAGGTACAAGGCCGTGATCTCACACGCAAGGAATATATCTCTGGAGGGGACTTTAATATCACCATCACCGGGAAGATAGTCAGTCCCTACCAAGACGTATATCCGACAAAAGAGGTCATGGACTTGATAAAGATATTGAAGCATAAGGACGTGGTAATGTGTCAATCCCCATACCTCGATATGTTTGAGGTCAATACCATCCTTATACTATCATATGATTTACCACAAGCCATAGGTTTCTCTAATGTCCAGAACTATACGATTAACGCAGTATTCGAGAGAAATACGGAGGCATTGAAATTCGAGGAGGAAGAAAAGAAAAAGGTTTTATCCGCAAAACAAGTGATGCAAGAGGAAATTGCGAAACGTGAGGCTTGGCTAGCCGCCAATCCAGAGCAAGTGGTCTCTAAAGCTAGCTTAA